ACATTACTGACGGTACTGCTGTCACAGGTTTGACACTAACACGCTACGGTTCTGTTATACACATCCAATCAGATGATACGACTAACTTTACAGTAGAGGTAGGTGATTCACACGGTGGTGACCACTTACTGTTGTTTAAGACTGAGACTGCTGACTTTAAGAAGCTGCCCACAGAAGGGCCAGTAGACTTTAACATTAAAGTATCTGGCGACAACCAAAAGGCGCAGGACGATTACTACGTCAAGTTTACAGCAGACGGTGTTTGGAAAGAAACCATTGAGCCTAATATTATTATAGACCTTGATGCCACCACACTACCACACAAACTAGCCAAGCAACCAGACGGTAGCTTTATCTTTGATGAGGTTAGCTACGCTGACCGTAGGGTGGGTGATGACGGTACTAACGACTTCCCATCATTCATAGGTTATACCCTTGCTGACATCTTCTTCCATCGTGATAGGCTAGGTGTTCTAGCTGATGAGAATGTTATCTTTGCACGTGCAGGAGAATATGTTGACTTTGATTTCTTCCGTAAATCTACACTTACTATTGTTGATAGTGACCCCATTGATGTTGCAGTATCCTCTAATAAGGTTAGTATTCTTAAACATGCTGTACCCTTCAACGAGGCCTTACTACTATTCTCAGACCTTACACAGTTCAAGCTAACTGCTGACCCTGTACTTACCCCTGAGACTGTAAACATTGCTAACACCACAGAGTTTGAGGCATCCCTTAGAGCCAAGCCAGCACAAGCAGGTAAGTTTGTGTACTTCGCATCTAAGCGTGGTGCATGGTCTGGCATGTGGGAGTACTATGTAGATACAGACACAGATACTAACGATGCTACAGAATCTACAGCACACGTACCTGAGTACCTCAATGGTGATGTAACTAATATCCAAGCATCATCCAATGAGGATATGCTACTGGTACAGACTGACAATGACCCAGAGGCCTTGTATGTATACAGGTACTATTGGTCAGGTAGAGAGAAGTTACAGTCGTCATGGTCACGCTGGGTGTTTGATGGTGATGTAATAGGATGCTCATTTAACCGTGCAGATATTACACTGCTAATCAAGAGAGACACTAATCTATACCTTGAGCGTATTAACTTATCAGTAGATGATGCAACGAACTACACCACAGGTCAGTTCTCCATCCATCTAGATAGACGTGTACAATTAGAAACTGCTGGTCTTACTACAGTACCATACGTTGACGCAGCCACAATCTACATTGACCAAACAGGTAATGTAATAAACCTAGCAGATGTAGCAGGTAAGTTAGCTGACAGTGAAATAGTCTATGCTGGTATTCCGTACATATTTAAGTACCAGTTCTCTGAGCCTGTAGTAAAGCAAGCCAACCAACCAGTAACCACAGGTGTACTGAACCTTAGAAACTATGCAGTTGTGTATAACAACACAGGTTTCTTTGAGGTAGATGTAACACCTTCTAGACGTGCCACATACAATCGTAAGTTTACAGGACGTATTGTGAGTGGTGCAGCAAACATACTTAATAGAGCCGCCATTGATTCAGGTACATATGAGTTTGGTATTCTGGCTAAGTCAGACAAAGTTAGTATCGTACTAAAAAGTGATAGCCACCTGCCATGTGTATTCCAATCGGCAGAATGGGAAGGCTTCTATGTTCTACGTTCTAGGAGAATGTAATGAAAGTCCATGTGAGACAGAGTACCCAAGATGATGTTGAATATCTTTGTGACAACTTACGCCCTGAGGATAGGGAAGAGGTACTTGCCTCACATGGTAGCACTAGAGAGGCCTTACAGGTAGGCTTTGATGAATCAGAAGAATGTTGGACTATCACTGTGAAAGACACAGGTGAGATAGCTGGTATATATGGACTAGCTAGGTATGATGATGACGCAGCAGTGCCGTGGTTACTGACCACACCTGCTATTAAAAAGGTATGGCTACCATTCCTACGTGGCTCACGTAAATGGGTAGAAGAAGCTAATCAAAAATACCCCCTACTTACTAATGCAGTAGATGCAGACTATACTGTAGCTATCAACTGGCTACGTTTTGTTGGTTTCACGTTTATCAAGAAACATGAGAAATGGGGCGTAGGTAATAAACCATTTCTAGAATTTGTGAGGATACGATAATGGACCCAATGACTATTGCTGTCGGTGTACAGGGTGTAGCCAATTACTTTGATGCAGAAAACAAAGCAGCATGGACTGAGTATGACTTTCTACAAAATAGAGTTAATGCTGCTGTAGCACGTGACTTAAAAATACAAAGCTTAAACCGTAGAGCAATACAAGAAGCAGAAGCTACAGCAGGTCAAAAGTTTGACTTAGCTATTGCATCTATGGAATCTAGGGAAGCACGTACTGTTGCTGCTGGTGAATCAGGTCTAGGTGGTAAGAGTATTGATGCTCAAGCAAACATGGTTACGGCTAGACAGTTACGTGGTGAAACAGTACTAAATGATAATCTGCGTATGACGCTAGACCAAATTGAAGATGAAAAAGAAGGCTTCAGTACTGAGATGATGAACAGGATTAACTCACTACCACGTGGGCAAAAACCTAACATGTTAATGCACGCACTCAACACTGCTGCTAATATGTATGGTACTGAAGCAGCTATGACAGGTAAATCACCATTCTCTAGTAGCGTGGCAAGTAAGGGTTCAACTATAGCTATGCCAGTTAGTAAGACCGCAAGCATAAGTACAGTACAAGCAGGTATGACACCAGCTTCTACATACGCCTATATTACTGGTATGCCTAAGATTTAATGAGGAGTTATTATGGCACAATCTAGAGTACAAGTGGGTAGATTAAACGCACCCACACAGTCTGATTTACGTCCACAAGCTGCTCCTGTAGAGACTTATGTAAGACCAGTTGAATCACAGGTTCAAGCTAGTCCTTTATCTCAGTTCATGTCAGCAATTAGTCCTGCTATCGAAGCAGACGCTCAAATAAGAAAAGCTGACAGATTAAAGCGTGAAAGAGAATTAGAAACTAATAAGACCAGAAGGCAGTTAAATCAATTACAACAAGCTGGTAAAATTCTAGAAGCTAATATGGATGCAGAGTACTATACTACCAATGAAGCTGGTAAACTAGTATTCAAACCAGAATATCTAGACATGGATACTGCTGATGTATTAGCTTTACGAGAAAAATCCGTAGATGAGTATACTAAGCAACTAGAGGGTGTTATAGACCCTATGTACATTGAGGGCTTTAAGGAAGACCAACTAGCTGTCTCAATGATATGGGGAAATACTACATATAGGACTGCTAAAGAAGCGCACAACAAAGGTAAGTTAAATAATGCACTTACTACAACTCTAACAGCTATCAATGACCAAGCTGCTAGGGACATAGCTAACGGTGTGCCTAATGCTATGGAAAACGCTGCATTACAAGTTAATGCACAAATTAACAACCATTATGCAGCTAACTCAGACCTTTATTCTAGCTTTGAAGAATTAAATAATGTAGTAAGAAACTTTGCTTTTGATGAAATTAAGTATCGTGCAGATACACCTACAGTAGCATGGTTAGATGATGCTAAATTATCTAAGAACCAATTAGGTGTAGGCAAGTATGCTGCAAGAAACTCTGCTATCTTAGCAGCTAGGGAGACAGAAAGAAAAACTACCTATAACGCTACTGCTAAAGCTACCTCAATAAATAAGCAGGTTACTGATGCTGTTAATACTGGTAATGCTTCCTCTATTACTAAAAAATATACAAAGATTGATGGCACAGAAGGTACATATACTGATGCAGAATTAGATGCAGCTATCTTTGCTAATGAAGATTTTAAAGCACTAGGTGGCCCTAATGGTGAATTGACTGGTCAACAATCTCGTTTGTTTGGGAAGTGGGGGTACGTTCCTAAAGTATTCAAAAACAGAGTTACAGATATTCTTCCTTTATTTAATGCAGGTCAAGATGTATCGTCATCAGAATCTAATGAAAAATTAATGCTTGGTTTTCAGACTTATCAGATGATAAGGAACTCTGGGGCTGTCGTTGAAAGTGTCTTAGATATCAATGAGGATGATATTGAAAGATTTGATGCTTTGGAGTACTTAGTACAAGAACAAGCTAGAGTAGGAGAAGTGTCACAAGAAGGTAAAACAGTACAGAACTATAGTAATGCTGTTGCTATGGTTCAACGTATGGACTTTACTATACCCAGACCAACTAAATTAACAGAGGATGTAGCTGCCTCTATGGATGCTAGTTGGTATGCGGATGCTTTTGGTACAGACCTAAGTGAATCTTATAATTCAGCACATATAATGGCAGAAGCTGCTGACCGTGTACATCATTTAGTACAGCTAGGTCAGGTTTCGTATAAAGATGCGTTAAAACAAGTAGCTGCACAAATGGCTAGGGATTATCCCATAACTAAATCTAGTGATGGGACTGCTTATGCTTATAAACAGTTAAACACAGGTATTGATGAAAGTCTAAATGCCTCTGATGTAATAGCAGACTACAACGCAGCCCTAGCTAACTCAGACAAGCTTGCTAAGTATATGGCGGATACTCATAGATTAAAAAAAGGTGAGTATGTTGTAGCTTTACAGCCAAATACTGTTAATCCTAAAGCTACTTCAATACATGTATGGGATACTAGAGAAGATACTCCTCTATACTTAGGTGTAGCGGGTGGGCAGATAGATAGAATAACACTGCTTAATGACAAGCAGCAGTTATATAATCTTGAAGCCACTGTGATGACACAGGATAACGAGTTTACTACTGGTTATACAAGCACAGTACCAGATGCTTTGTTGTCTGATTCCCAGCAAGTCATAGAAGATACCATTAACCAGAACCTTACATACTTTGGTGGTACAGGTGAAGCAGGACAAGCAGGAACATTTGAAGACTTATTAAATTCCCCTGCTGCAAAAGACTTAGACAAACTTATAAACCCAAATTATGGTATCTTAACCAGAGGTATTACACATGGCTTTAATTTAGTACCTACAGCAGAAGGTCTGGCAAAAGAAGCTGAATATGTAAAAAGTTTGTTTAAGGGTACAGGACAAGTCAGGGAAACTGTAACACCTGAGGATGCCGCTGCAAGAAGAGAAGACCTTGGTCTTAGTATTGGTGATGTAACACCAATGAACGCCTTTACTGATATGTTCAAGGATGCTACACCAGAAGTTAAGGAAGTCGTAGATAAGCTATCTTCTAACTTAAACTTTGTAACAACAGCTAATGCTACTGCAACCATTATGAATGATGAGGGTTTTGAATACACTCCTTATGATGATATGGGTAAGCAGTCAGTAGGTCATGGTCTACAGATTGAATCACTAGAGGATGATGAGAAGGCTCTTATTGCTGACATCAACAACGTACAGCCTGAGGAATCTGCTGCTGTAGTTGCTTTGAAAGTAGATAAAATAACTAACTACTTTTCTGACGCAGTAGAAGGCTTTGAGAACCTACCAGAAACAGCAAAGTCTGGTATGATTCAAATGGGTTATCAGCTAGGTAGATTTAATGTCACCAAAGAGTGGCCTAAATTTATGGAATCAATTAAGGAAGCTGCACAGTATGCAGAAGGTTCCGCAGAACAGGCTACTGCTCTTGCCAAGGCTAAGTTTAATATGCTTTACAATGTTGCAGAGGATGGTACTGCTACCGCTACTAGGTGGGCTACACAGACTAAGAACAGGGCTATAAAAGTAGCTAATGAACTTGCGAGTAGTGCAGGTGATGCAGCCGCATCTATCTTTGAAGCTGTTATACCTAAGGCACACGCTGATACAGACCTTATTCCACAGAAAGAACAGTTAAAGGTGGGTGATGTCCCAACAGCTTCTGCTGTTGTAGATATTGCCCTAGCGCAAAACCCTGCTGATGCTGCTTATAAATACTACGGTATTGATGAGAACACAGATGAGGGTGCTGCTGCTGTTAAAGGTTTCTTTAAAACATCTGTGGGTGATTGGAACCCAGACCAAGAAACAGTAGAAGAGTTTGCCACAAATAAAGCGTGGTGTGCTGCTTTCTTAACACAGGTCTTGCGTGATTCAGGTATCGACACTAAGGCTCTATTTGGTACAGACAAGTTTGACCAGATACGTGCTAAAGCTTACACTAATGTTGGTACTCAAGTAGAACCTACACAAGTTAAAGCTGGTGATGTGATGGTTAAACAACACACGGCAGAAGAGCGTAAAAAGTTTAAGCTAGGCTATGGTCACGTGGGCATTGTTGTAAAAGTAGAAGGTGATGAGGTATTCTTTATTGGTGGTAACACTGGTGATAGGGTAACCATGTCTTCTTACAACATGAACGAAAAGCAGGTTGATTTCAGAAGAATCCAAAATGCTTCTGACATCCCTACTGAAAGCTTACCTTCTATGCTTGAATTAAAAGCTGGCGTGTACACTAGAAAAGCAGTGAAGAAAGCAAAGAACTTGTTTACTAGTATGTATGACAACATATTTGGATAATATTATAGACGGAAGGTCAAACTATGGCTACTGAAAACGAACAACTTCTCCAAGACCTTGGCATAAAGGGTGTCAATCCTGACGCATTACCCTTAGTCACGACTGTGGACGAAGCTGCCCTAACTAAGCAGCAGGTGCTGGCTGACAGCAGAAGTTCTACATTTCTTAATAGTTTAGGAAGTGCGGTGGAAGAGGAATGGATTGCTACTTCCGTCTATAATAATCTAGATAGGTTTCAGTCATCAGGCGTACCTGTGACTAAGTTTACACCTGAGTTGGTCAAACAACTAACTGAAGGCCTAGAAGAAACTCTGGCAGCACGTGAGGTGTTAGAAGATGCACAATTACGTGGCGTTAATTCAGCCATGAAAACACGTGAATCTTACTTACGCACACAAGCAAACAGAAGACAAATAGCAGAGGACGGTTGGTCTGGTGTTACAGCAACCGCCCTAGCTGCTATGTTTGACCCTGTAGAGTGGACAGCTATCTTTGGTACAACAGCAGCCGCAACAGCCGTTGCTGGCCCTGTAGGGGGTGGTGCTGCATTAGTAGCAGGTACAGCTAAAAAAGCTTACAATGTAGGACGTGCGTTTAAGTATGGAGCAGTAATTGGTGGTGCAGAAACAGCAGCATTTGAAGCCATCCGTGCAAACTTAAAGTATGATGTAACTGCTAGTGATGTTGTTATAGCAGGTGGTTTAGGGGCTACCCTAGCTGGCGGTTTGAACGCAGGTGCTACAGCTTTTGTTCGTGCTGGGCATCGTGCTAGGGTTGCACAAAAGGTTTTGCGTGGGGAAACACTAACACCAGCAGAGCAAAGATTTCACGATGAATACAACGTAGATGCTCTAGCAGAAAAAATACTACGTGAAGAATTAGATGGAGAAAAGTTTATTGAAGCTGCTGATGGTTTACCTACCCAACAGAAATCTATTCCTGTAGGTGAAGTAACTAAAGAAGTAGCAGAAGCTATTCCAGAACAAGCTGGTTGGAATATGCTTGGGCTGCGTAAGCTATTATCTACTGGTTATAGACTAGCAAGCCATAAGCTTGGTTACGCTAGGTATGCTGCACGTGTTTTAGGTCTTAACTCATCAGGGTATAAAGGCGGTAAACTAGAAACAGGTATGTCTGCTTCTGAGTGGTCAGAAATGTATCAGGCTAGGTTCCGTAGCACTATGTCTAATGTTATGCCTAATGCACAGTCTCGTTGGAAGCAACGTACTGGTGGCACTATTTCAGACTTTAATACCTTAGTATCACGCTATGTACGTGGTATTGATACTGAAGTCCCTAATGAAGTAAAAGAGGTAGGAGACTTAGTAAACAAGCTACAAAGAGAATTAGCCGAAGAAGCTGTCAAGCATGATGTAGCAGGGTTTAGCATGGATATGCTTAATAACCACTCTAACTACATGACACGTATCTTTAACGATGAAAAGATTAGAGCATTACGTATGCGACTAGGTGATGAGGCAGACCTACAAATCGCTGAATTAGTAGATACAGCTATTAGAAAAGGTCAACCTGACATTGTAGCTAATGTTAGAAAACATCTTGCATCTAAGGGTAAGAAAAAAGTTACCGATAAAATGGTAAAGGACTATATTAGAAAGATAGCTACAGCATATACTAAATCAATTACTGACCCTAAGTTGGGTAAGTTAGGTCATGCTGGTGCTAACGAAATGAACCTAGAAGACCTTGCTGATATTCTTAAAGCAGGTGGGTTTGATGCAGAAGATATAGACATAGTAACAGACTTTCTTACACGTACTAATATACCTAAGGCTCATAAAAGAGCAAGACATCGTTTAGTACTGTCTGAAGATGCTGTGATAAAAGCACAAGATTCTGATGGTAATGTCTTTGAACTAAAGTTTGCTGACTTATTGGAAGAAGATGCAGAACAGTTGTTTAACAGTTATGTGTTTCAAATGTCAGGTGCTATTGGTTTAGCACGTAATGGTATCAACACTAATCAAGTAAACTCAAATTTTGATAACTTACTAGAAAACATTAGAATAGAAGGTAAGAGAAAGAACGCATCTAAGGATGAAATAGACGAAGCCATAAATGCTGCTGAGTTTATGTATGACGGTATCACTGGTAGACTAGCACACCGACAAGAGGTGTCAAACAGAACACGTGATTTCTTTATTGCCACACGTGCTTTTAGCTTTGCTATAAACATGGGTATGTCAGGCATGTCAGCCTTGATGGAATTATCAAACGCTATGTTTGAGTATTCTTTCAGAACTATCCTTAAATCCTCACCTGCTTATAGAAGCCTAATAGGAAAAGCAAAGCAGGGTAGATTACCTGACGATATTATGCGTGAGTTAGTTGAGGCCTTTGGTTTAGGTGAAGAGGTTGCTCTTGGTAACTGGACTAATGTTACACGGTACGATACAGAAGATGTAGGAGATACTATATCACCTGAACGTGCTTGGGTAGATAAAAAAGGTTGGAGTGCTAGGTTAGCTAGGGGTACAGAGCAGTTTGGTTTTACTGCTCAGAAGAATGTAGCCTACTGGTCTGGCTTGACAGGTGTAACACAAACTCTTCGTAGATTGTCAATGCTAAATTATACGAATGAGTGGGTACTTGCTGCTCAAAAAGGTAACCTACCTTTCTCTGTAACCAAGCGTCAACAACTAGGCCTAAATGAAGAAATGGCTGGGCGTATTTCTGCTATTATGCGTAGTAATACTGTAGAAAAAGAGGCTAATGGTGCAGTAAAAAAGTTAAATCTAAAAGATTGGCCTGATGATGTACGTGATGCGTTTCAAGCCTCAGGTTTTAAGGAAGCTAGGAACAACGTACAAGAAAGTAACATTTCTTCTACCAATCCGTGGCTCCGTGGTGAAGTAGGTAAAACTTTTTTCCAGTTTATGAACTTTACGGTAGCATCCCTAGAGCAACAAACCATGCGTTTAGGTGTACGTATGCGTAGAGGAGACATGGCTGTTAGTAAAGTACTTCTTTCTGCTGCTATGATGGGTTCACTAATGTATATAGCACGTGTTAATCTTAATGCTGCTGGACGTAGTGACGCAGATGAGTACGTAAGGGACATGATGGAAGGTGATAAGATTATACTAGGTGCATTAAATCAGATTGGTGCATCTTCCATGTTAATGTATATCTATCAACTTTCTAGTGGTGCTATGTCTGGCAATACTTACGCCATTACACCACCAGCGTTTTCTCTGGCACAGTCTGCTTTTCAGACAGTAGATTCCATTGCACAAAATGATTGGTCAGAATCCGATTGGAGAACTTTCCTACGGCTTGCTCCGTACCAATCTTTATATGGCGCACGTCAAGGACTTAACGCTGTAGCTAATTACTTTGGCAACTAACCTAAAGTTACATCATTAGACAAAACACAAGGATAAGAGATGGCTCTTTCATATACTAATTACACAGGGGATGGTACAACAGATACGTTTGCCATCAACTTTACATATCAAGATACCAGTGAGATTAGCGTCACGGTAGATGGTGTGGCTGAGACAGGCCTGACCTTTCCTTCTGCTGCAAGTGTACAGCTAACTTCTGCACCAGCTTCTAGTGCTATTGTACAGGTTCGCCGTACAACTGACTTGGCTACACGTGCAGTTGACTTTGCATCAGGCTCAGTTCTCACAGAAGAAGACTTAGACAATAGTGCTATCCAACTCTTTCATTCTGCACAAGAGGCAGTAGACAGGGTTGGGGACACTATTGGTCTGGACACAACTAATCGCTGGGATGCAGGTAACAACAGAATCATTAACGTAGGCTCTCCTACAGCAAGCACAGACGCTGCTACGAAAGCCTATGCAGATAGCATTGTTACAGCAGCAGAAGCAGCAGCTATTGCGGCAGCACAAGCTGAAGTTAGTACAGCTACAGGTAACATCATTCCAGATGCTACTAAGCTGGCTATTCATCCCATTGGTTCACAGTACACACTGTCAGACGGTACAACGACTGACTATTCAGCCAAGCATTATCAGGATGCAGCAGCTACCTCTGGTACTAATGCAGCTACCAGTGAGACTAATGCTGCAACTTCTGAGACTAACGCACAGAATTGGGCTGTTAAGACAGACGGTGAAGCAGTAACAGGTCAAGGTTACTCAGCGAAGGCTTGGTCTGTAGGTGGTACAGGTATCACAGATACTGCTGGTGCTGGCCCCGCTAAAGATTGGGCAGTAGAAACCACAGGATTAGTGGATGGCACTGAGTTCTCATCTAAAGAATACGCTATTGGTACACAAGTAACAAATCTAGAAGGCTCCGCTAAACAGTGGGCATTAGGTGGTGGTAGTGGTTTTGACCGTGACACAGCCGTTAAGGGTGCAGGTGCGGCTGCTGAATACTCAGCTAAGTATTGGGCTAACCAAGCAGCTAACTCTGCTAAAGACTTTGTAGATGTGTACTACGGTTCATTTACTTCAGATTCAAACGCAGAAGATTACCAGCTAAACACTAACGAAGGCACAGTGAATGTCGGTGACCTTTACTTCAACAGCACAGACAATGTGATGCGTGTACGCACGTTCTCAGGATGGCAGGATGTAGCTACAGATACTAGTAGTCTTGCCACTAACGGCTTCGCAATCGCAATGGCAATCGCCCTATAGAGGATAAACTATGGCACAGAATTTTAGACGATATAAGCTACAGGGCGTAGGCACTTCGGCTGCTGATATACCTAATGGCACAGACTTTGACAGTTACGATACGATTGTTGGTATCCATATGACTAACACAACATCTAATGCAATCACTGTGGACTGCTACCTTTCTAACGGCGGCACTAACCACTACCTCATTAAAGGCGCACCAATCGCTGCTGGCGGTGCTTTGCAGCTTCTTGATGGTGGTGCAAAAGTAGTTGTAGCTAGTGGTGACAGACTGTGGGTAGAATCTGATACGGCATCCTCATTGGATGTGTGGGTATCTGCTGTTGACGCAATTAGCACGTAAGGGAGAGAGACATGGGTTACATTGGTAATCAGGCTGTACAAGGCTACAGCAGCATCCCTGCTAAACAAGACTTAACAGGTGCGACAGGTGGGACACTAACACTGACCCACGCTGTATCTAGCCCAGAGGCTATTGACCTGTACATCAATAACGTCCGTCAGGAGCCTACTGAATCATACGGTGCAGCAGGTACTACAGTTACCCTCAATGGTTACACTGTAGCAGCAACTGATGATATTTACGTGGTATATAATGCACTAGCATTGCAGACATCTGTACCCCCTGATGGTTCTGTCACATCAGCCAAGCTAGACCCTAACCTTGTACTAGGTGGCGGTAGCTTTCTTGGAGACAGTGGTGGTGGAACCGCAGACATCTTTCGTGTGCATGAGGATGAGTTGAACACAGACATTACTGTGGCAGCTAATACCAACGCTCTGTGTGCTGGCCCACTAACTGTAGCGACTGGGGTTACTGTGACTGTAAACGGTAATATGGTGATAGCATGAGCGAGTTAAGAGCAGACACAATCACAGGCAGTGATGGCACCAGTCCAGTTACGCTGACGAAGCAGAGTGCGGCGAAGGCGTGGTATCATTTAGATAATGATTACACAGGCACAAACCCAAATGCTGGGCAAACAAATGGTGTAACTGTGCAAAATAGTTTCAACGTCAGCAGTATCACAGATAATGGCACCGGCGATTTTACAATGGCGTGGGTTAACAGTTTCGATAACGCACTCTATGCCATAACACAGCAAGGTCAGTATCGTGATGATAGTGATAGCTTTGATTATGGTTTTATGGAAGTAATAAAAGGCTCACCGACTGCCAGTGGGTATACTTTTAGATGGGTATACTACTCTGCTAGTTATTATGACCCGTCTAAGTGGTGGGCAGTAGCACACGGAGATTTAGCATGAGTGAGATAAAAGTAGATACCCTCACAGGCAAGACCACCGCCAACGACATCACAGTGACTGTTGGTGCTACTGCCACGCAGTCTCTGCATGACGCAATTATAAAAGCGTGGGCATCTTTTGACCAACATTCAACTGACCATCCTATTTATTCTAATTCTTCACTTAACACCGCATCAACCTTAGATGTGGGGGCTGGTGTTACAAAGATTTCTTTTACAAACAGTTTTAGCAACGCAACGTATGGTGTAAGCGGGTGTACTCAGTCACAAGGCACAGCCGGAACTATTTTTACCATTTGGGGATATAGCACAACTAGCAGTCGGCAAATGACTACTTCTGATTTCCATACAGATTTTAGAAGTAGTGCCGGTGCTAGTACAGATAGTGACTATGTTGCTTATAATGTTTTAGGAGACTTAGCATAATGGCTGGTAAAATTATAGCAGATACGCTGGAACACAGCACCTCTGGTTCTATTGGCACAAATTATCTTAAAGAAGGTACAAAGTGTTGGTTGCGTTACAATCAAAGCACAGCGTCAGTACTGGGCAGTTTTGCCACAAGCTCAGTCGCTGATACGGCTACTGGCAAATATACACCTGCTTTTACCAATAACATGAGTTCATCAACAGATTTTGCGACCTCTGTTACAAGACAAGCAGTTGCCAATTTTAATCATAATGTGAATTACACAGAATCTGAGACATCAAGCAACACTCTTGTTTTTACCGTTGAAAATGCAACCCATGTTGATGGCGTAAACAATCACTTCTCCATTTCCGGTGGGGTGTTGGCATGATTAAAACACCAGAGTTTCAAGGCACACATTTGTTTGACCGACTATGCTGGGCAAAGGAAAACCTAGACGGTGTGCAGTCAGACTATCGTGTTGTCTTTGAGGACAGCATTGATGATTGCGCCAAGATACTTGTGCCTGACCCTAATTGGATGGCGTGTGCGCTACAGGGCGGTATTCTGCCGCCTGTGTGGGTGTACCATGAGTTGGCTAAAGATGAGGCACAACCTGATTTTAAGAAACATACACGTGGATACCTTCTTCATCAGACAGAGCCTGTAGGCGCAATGACAGAGGAAGAGGCTATCGAATACTTAATTATGAAAGACTGCCCTGAATCTGTATGGAAAACATATAACGAGGGTAACCGTCCTACGATGGTTATCTGTACTAAACAACAATTACCTCAGACTAGAGAATGGCGTAATGCTTGGAAGATTTCTGAGGAACTTAACATAGCCGCATAGGAGACTAAAAGTGGTTGATACATATATCGTAGATAAAGACGGTAATCAGGCAAATGCTGCTAGTGTAACCGTTCCCTCAGACCGTCACTTTCGTGGTGCTTGGGTACTTAATGGTGCAGTCATCTCAGAAGATGTGGACTCTGCACGTGAAATCTTCAAAGACAAAGTACGTGAAGCACGTGCGCCTTTACTTGAAGCCAAAGACGTAGAACTGATGAAGGCACTAGAAACAGGTGCTGATACTACAGCTATTGCTGCTGCTAAGAACGCACTGCGTGATGCACCAGCCGCTGCTGCTATTGCTTCAGCATCTACCATCGAAGAACTAAAGGCTGCTTGGGATACATCTGTACTTGGTGCAAGCCCTTACTAATAGGAGGCTATAATGGCACGAAGTATAATACAATCCGAAAGCCTAAACCTAGCTGATGACTATGCGTTTACTGGTACGGTAAGTGGTGCTGGCAAAGACTGGACTAAAACAGCACAGACAACAACAAGTGGTGCGGCAACTTTTACAATCTCAGGCATACCATCAGACGTAACAGAGATTGTTGTGATTGGTAATGCTGTAAGTAGAGGCACAGATACTGCTCAAGCGGGTGTTAGATTAGGTGATTCTGGCGGTTTAGAAACCACGGGATACACTTACAATGTTGTTTATACAGCCAACGCAAATAGCCTGTATCAAAATTCCGTACAGGATAGAGACTTTTGTGAGTTTGGAATATACGACAGCGTGTATAATTTTGTTTGTCGTTGTTGGAATACATCAGGAAATGTATGGATGATGACTATGCACAGTCATACGGAATCCTCTGGCGCATATTGGGTTATGGCGGCTTGTCAAAAAACTTTGAGTGGAACTCTTGATAGAATTGGGATTGTAGATGCTGGCGGCTCTAATTTCGATGGCGGTACATTCCAGCTTTGGTACAAATAGGTGACGGTGATATGGCAATAGAAAAAATATATAATATTCAAACTGGTGAAGTTACTGAAGTTACCTATACCGCCCCTACAGTATCGGCAGAAGAACTCTTAGAAGAACTCCGTCAAGTTAGAAATATTAAACTAGCAGAGACAGACTATCTAGCATTGTCAGACAATACATTATCAACAGAGATGTCTGCCTACCGCCAAGCCTTGCGTGACATCACCGATACATATCAATCGCTAGACACTGTAGTCTGGCCTACGAAACCATAAGGAGAGGCAGATGCCCTACATAGGAAAATCCCCTGTAGGCGGTGGGTTCCACAAGCTGGACAACCTGACTGCCTCTGCTACCGCTACCTACGCTCTTACGCTAGGTGGCGCAGCATACTATCCAGAGACTGCTAATCAGCTTCTGGTTTCACTTAATGGAGTGATTCAGGCTCCTCAAGATTCGTTCACTGTATCGGGAAGCAACCTTATCTTCGACAGCGCATTAACAGTCACAGACAGCATCGACTTTGTTGTGGCTCTTGGAGATGTGTTGGGCGTTGGCAGTGTGTCTGATGGCACGATTACTGATGCCAAGATACAGTCAATGGCTGCGTCTAAACTGACTGGTGCATTGCCAGCTATTGATGGTTCTGCGCTTACAGGCATTTCTGCTGGTAGTAATATTCTTGAGCAACTGCACCTAAATGCTAATGGTGAACAAGTGACGGTAAGCAGTGGCACTTACTCAATCGATGACGTAACTGCCTTTCAAACATTAAGCACAAGCTATGCTGATGTGACTGGTTCTTCTATCTCATACACTCCACCTACAGGTGCAACACTGGTCGTCTACGAGTTCAACTTTGTGATGTTCGGTAAAGACAATAACAATGTCGTTAATGTAAAAATGATGATTGATTCGGATGAAGTAACCCAAGCGCGTATTGCAATGGGCGGCGGTTCTTCCGGATACGATAGTCACGCTACTAACTTCCGCTGGGGTATTGCCATAGGCGGAACCGCTGACACTGATAGTGGTCGTCAAGCAACTTGGACTTCCGCCAAAACCATCAAATTGATAGCGAGAGAACATAGTAGTAGTTACGAAGGCGATTTGCATAAAATAACGTATTGGGACGGTACTACGTATAATGGCGTTCAAAGGCCAACCTTAAAAATTACCGCTTACAAATAGGAGACTGATATGGCACTTATACGATTAAACAATCAGTCCCTGACCAACGTCACTGCGTTGCCATCAGGTGTTGGTGGTGGGGTGTTGAATGTTTACTCTGCAAATAAAACCGATACTCAAATTATACCTACTACAACTTTTGCAGATATAAGTAATTTAACCCTTACTTTTACCCCAACTTCATCATCAAGCAAGTTTTTAGCAGTAGGGACATTACACCTTGGCGTTATTGACTCAGGTGACTTTGCATACGCTAGGGTTCAAAGAATTATCACTGGTGGCACAACAACAAATTTAGTTGGTGATACTGATGGTGCAAGGGTTTTTGCAACAACATCGTTTGATTATAGTGGCCCTCTTGGTTCTGCATTGACACCTGCTAATTGGCATTACATTGACGAGCCTAATACAGCAACTGAGTTAACGTACAATGTACAAGTAAGAACTGGCTCTGGTAACAACCAAGTTTATGTAAACAGAACACATACAGACAGAGCAAGCACCAACTATGACCAAAGAGTTATTTCTAATTTGACCATTTATGAGATTGCTGGCTGATGAAACAAGTACAGGAAGTAACACCCGAACTCCGTGTTGCCCTCGACTTAGAGAGCCATGAGAAAGAATGTGCAGTACGCTACAAGGCTGTTGGTGATAAACTTGAAAGCCTTGATAAGCGTCTGTGGCGTTTAGAAGCAATGATTATGGGGTCAACAATTATTGTTGTTGGCCTCGCAGCATCCTTACTAATGAAACTGTAGGAGAATAGCCATGTTAGCGGAACTAGCGGCGGCTAACGCTGCCTTTGCCATTATAAAACAAACTCTAGCCAATGGTAAGGAACTAGTTGACGCTGGCACGGCTATCTCTCAGTACGTAGATGCCAAAGAAACTTTACAATCTAGAGCCAACAAAAAGAAAAATTCTTTCTGGAATCAGGTAGGCGGTAAGTCTGGTGATGACCTAGAAGAGTTTATGGCTTTAGAAAAAATCAAGCAGCAGGAAAACGAACTACGTGAGGCTATGCAGCTTTACGGTAGGGCAGGACTGTGGCAGGATTGGGTTAAGTTTCAGGCAGAAGCACGTA